AAAAGGCTTACGTCATGGCGAGAGACTATCTCGCTGCGGCAGTGGCCGACACCGTCACTGAATACTACAAGCAATTGGGAGAGTGAGATGAAACATTTCTTTGTTGTGAAAATCGGGGGCTGCCAGATTGCCCATGCGGATGATCTGGAAACGGCCCGAAAAATTGCAGAGCAGTTCATCGGTTATGAAATCTTCAAGATCGATGTGGATTATCAGGGAGTCATGGCTCCCGGCATTTTAGTTGAGAGGGCGTGAGATGAGTGCATATTTGTTTGGAACGAATGAGATTGCTGCGCTTGCAAAGATTTGCAAAGAGGCGATGGGGTATGGTGTTGGCGGTTACCGCCACCCACACAATTGCATTACTAGGAAAGAGTTGAATTGGGCTGAGTTTGAGACGATCTTGGCTGCCGAGAATATCCGCAGCCTTGAGTTTCGGTATCCTCGTGGCGGTGTGGCTGGAGGGTTCCTTGATGGGGAGCAGGATCGCGCTGGTTACTACACCGACTTGGTTGAGCAAACCAAGGATCGTCACGCAATCAAGATCCCCGACAAATACGATGATCAAGTGGCCGAGATCAACCGGTACGAATATCAGGCTTGTGAGTGCAACGACTTTTATGAGAGCGATGCGTACTGGATCTTAGCCAATGCCAAGGAGCGCATCCTTGCGCGGTACGTCAAGCTGCAGAGTGAGGGAAATGTTGACCAAGCGTAAACAATCGTTTACATTAAAGCTGTAAGGAGAGAGAGATGAAAAAACCAGTGATGACAGTTGAGGCGGCCCGAGAAGTCGTTGGCTTCCCAACTCGTGAGAAACTTCGGATGAACATCCGAATGCTTGAGGTCTTGGGTGATGAACGCTTTGCCAGCCAAGACCGCTACCTAGAAGCTGCCAAGATTGTCTTGGCGAACTATCCAAAACTGTGAGGTGAGAGAGATGAAAGTGAGAACGATCAAAGAACATGAGGCGAGCCTTGCCGAGCTGCGCGCAAACTTTGAGCGTCGCATGGAAGCGCAGATGGAAGATGCTGCGCTCAGTATGTGGAGCGATGAGTGTCGCGGCGACGGTGATCGGTACGCAATCCAGCTGCTCAAGAATGGCATCGAGCAGTGCGGCAAAGAAATCCCGATGGAGTGGTTCCGATTCCTGCTTGACGCCGACGGCAACTATGTCGACGCAAAGGAGATCGTCACCCGTGACGGCCGCATCGTCTGGATTCTCGGAGAGAAAGCCGAGGCCAAGTACGGCAGGAAGTTCATTCCTGTTGGTGAGAAAAGCCGGATTCAAAAGCAGCTTGGCCTCCATGAAGACTGGGGCTGGGCCGAGGCCAACCGGTACATCAAGGGACACTGCAGCTGGGTTGGCGGGATCATGACTTATCGAGCGACGCGGCAGCAAGACTGCCCGTTGCCTAACCTGAAGGTAGCAAGCTAATGATGATTCAATCAATTAAATACGACAAAGAGTATGACAGGGGGATGAAAATAAAACTTGTCATAACCTTGAAGACAGCAAGCGGAGAGCCTGAAGATTATAACTTCAGTTATGGCGCCCAGCCTATGGGAATGAGCAAGCTCTTTTATAAAGCCAGCAAACCGCTCACCAACGGACACTATCCGACAACTCTTGTCGCAAAGTTTAGAGATTATGAGAACGTCCCGAGCATCATGAAGAAGGCTCTTGATTTTGTTCAGGCTGAATTGATCTTAAAGAATGAGGGGGTAAAGGAATGAGATGCAAAGAGAGAGTGCCTAAGACTGTGCGCGTGGGCGATGATGCTCGCGTCGCATACTTCGACTGCAACACTACCGGCCCATACGGTGAGGTAGTGCTTTGCAATAAGTGCGAACATAAGCGTCGCGGGATTGAGAAGAATAGCGCAGCTGAGAATGCTTGGATGCGTAGCGCGGGATGGGGTGAGATATGAAGTTTGAAATATCGGCACATACTTATGAAGAGGGAGGCAGTACAGTTGCTTGGAAGCGCGGCCTGAATTTTGTTGAGGCCGTTGAGGAGGTTGGCGGATGGGGCATGACTGCTGAGAGCATTGCTGAGTTTGCTGCGCTGATTCACAAGACTGCTTTTGAGGATGGTTTTGAATGGGAAGATTGCAACATCGAGAGGATGGATGCTGATCCCTTCACCGTGTACATAGGGGTTGAGTTATGACAATAGAAGAAATGAGCGTCGCGTTAGCGAAACGTCGAATGAGGACGCTTGAGGAGCGCGTCGCAAAGTTGAAGGGATACCTCAACGCTGCGATCAAAGAGGGCGAGGACAATATCGCTGAGAGACTGGAGAACACCATCGCAGACGATGAGCTGCTGATGGCGGAGCTGCAAGAGGTGATTAATGGACGTGGTTGAGATCTTTGTGTGGGTTGTAATGTTCCTGCTGATCTATGGCAGCTTAATGGTTGCCAGCTATTGGGTCGACTGGGTTCTAAAGAAGTTAGGCAAGAAAGGCATTTGGCCGGAGGGGTATTTTAAATGGTAGGTAAAGTCACGTCGTCGCAGAAACCATCTGCATCTGTGTTGCCAGCGATCATGGGGCATAGCCCTTATGAGACACCGCTGGTTGTTTTGGATCGCGCTATCAAGTGCGTTGAGCTAGGAGTGGATCGCCTACCTGATACAGATCGATACATTGAGGCAGCTGATTGGGGCAACAGGCTAGAGGATACGATCCTTGAGGCGGCTGTTCAAAAGTTAGCGAGCTCAGATACCACTGGTCTGATTCGTCTCACCAAGGAATATTCGGAACCATTCAACTACAAGGACATCCTGTCCTGCAGCTTGGATGGCTCAATGACGGCGGAGAATGAGACGTTCACGATCAAGCATGAACCCGAGCGTGGCATCTATCTTATGTCAATTGATGAGGAGATCGAGGTCACCGGCATGGGGATCCTTGAAGCCAAGCTCACTCGGATCGCCCCGCAGGAGAAGCCTGACCTGTGGCGTGGCCCGATCCAGCTGCAAGCTCAAATGCTTTGCACTGGGGCAACATGGGGTGCGATCTGTACGCTGTACCAAGGAGTCGAGCTACGCCTCTTTGTGTACAAACAGAATGTACAGATGCAGCAGGAGATCATCAAAGTCTGCTCGGATTTCTGCCGCAGGGTGCGTGATCGTGATCTCTATCCTGCATTTAGTACGTCTGAAGCAATCAAGAAATATCCTGAACCACAGTTTCCTGAACGTGTGATCGATGCAGACGATGATCTGGCAGAGAAGGTGCAGCGTCTTGCTCACATCCGATCTGAGCTCAAGGCGTATGAGGCTCTGTCCCATGATCTGCAGCTAGATATCATGGAGGCCATGAAGGATGCTTCTTGCGTCAACGCTGGGCATTACAAAGTGACGTGGCCGGTCAGGAATATCAAAGCCAAGCCAGAGCAAGTCAAGGTGATCCCGGCTGTTGCGGCGGAGCAAAAGCGCGGACTAACATTGAAGATAGAAGACCTATGACTAGGCAAGACATCGAGGTGATCGTGGCGATGTACAAAGAGAATGTGTCTTACTCAGAGATCGCCAAGGTAGTTGGCAAGAGCGAGCATATTGTCAAACATTGGGTCAGGAATAACCGGAAAGAGTACGGCCTAGACCGACGCAGGAACTTAGCTGAAAAACTCAACAACCCTTTGTCGTCATCCGCTTGGGCTGACAGTAAGTGGGATATCCAGCGTGGCGTTCAGTGGATTATTAGGAGATGGAAATGACAGACAACCCGTATTGGAGGAACCATAACCACCGGCGTCTCGATCCAGAAGACGTGCTGTTGATTCGTCAGCTGCATGATGAAGGGCTGAGCCAGATAGAAATTTCAGAAAAATTTGAAGTCACCAAGTCTCACGTCAGTAAGATCGTGACCGGAAAAGTGTGGAGGCATTTGTGAAAATAACGATTGAGATTGAAGGCAAGCCAGACGACTTCCAAGAGTTGTTTGTGCCCAGTGATAGGCAGCAAGAGTTTATGGAGATGACGTTCGATGCGTACACAGAAGCGCTCAAAAAATTTATATGGGAAAACATAGACCCGCACAAATTCATTAGGGGGAACAATGAAAGATAAAGATAAGGAGCTGCTTGAATTTATTTCGAGCTTCACCACAGAGCATGGCTTCGCGCCAACATTTACAGAGATGATGGATGGGATAAATGAGAAATCTAAAAGAGGTATCTTTACCAGCTTGGATCGCCTTGTTGAAGCAGGACGCATCAAGCGTGTTGAAGGCAAGTCGAGAGCGATCAGGGTACTTGATTCGACTCCTCAATGAGTTGATCACCCCGAGAATCGAATGCTTACTTTGTGGGCTAGCGTTTATTTTGGTTGGGCTGGTTCGGCCTAGATCTGCATGGACGGGAATGCGTGACGCACTTGAAAAGTAGTGCTAGTATTTAACCACTAGCTCTCTCACTCTCACGCTAGTATTCCCTCACTTGCCCCTCTTCGGAGGGGCTTCTTTTAGCAGCTGCATTTGAATGCGTGATTGCTCGCCTTGGTCAAACCTCGCAGCTTTCCTCCGGTTGTCTGCTTTGGTCAGGATCTGTACGTTATCTGGTACGTCGAGTCCGCATATTAGGTCATGGATCAGAGGGATGATGTGATCGACTTCGTGATTTATACCAGTATCGATAGATAGCAGCTGTGCCTCAAGTCGAATCCTGCGTAGTTCTGTAATGCCCTGATCGGTTGCGACTCGGGAAGACTTTTCAAAGAACCGTCTCTGTCGTACACCACGTTTGTGTGCTCTGGTGTGGTAATACTTGCTGGCGTTTTGTCGCTTTCGTTCTTTGTACTGCTCGTCTCCGTAATCGATCCAGTAATCTTTTTTTGTTCTAGCGCGATTTCGTAAGCGTAGACACTCGCGGCAGTTGCGGTTTTGAGCGAATCGCTCCGACAGATGACCATGCTTACATGGCTTGCCGGTGAAATAGTAAGTAACACCTTGCCTTACCGCCTCTGACTGAGTCGCCGGGTACTTTCTTTTCTCCACCGACTCGACTCCATCAGTAAGACCAGACCGTCGGTCGCGCCCAGCCCTCTTGTGAGGTCAGGTCATCCAAGTGAATGAATCTGCTGCCGCCCTTTTGATTAACCCCAATGCCGGTGAACCCGTGGCCGAGCGCAGCGCAAAGAAAGTTGTATGCGTCCCCGCCACTAAGGGCCACGTCTACTGCGCGGCCGTGGTTGTGGCTTCCGGGCTTCGCTTTCTTCGCCTCTATCGGATGATCCTTGCAGCGGAACGCACTGGTGATCACCATCGGCTGCCCCCAATCCGCTCGGAGACTTGTCAGTTTCTCGATGAACGCTGCGTCCATACCGTCTTGTCCACACCCGCATTGACACCTCATCTCGTCCATTGAAAAGTAGGGGGATTCCCAGCTCACTTTGATTTCCTCTTATCCATAAATCCTTCGACAGCACCCCCAGCAAAATAAAATGACAAAATTATTAGCATGGCATAGTTGATCGAGAACTGATCCATCACCTGAGTCACTGCACTTGGATCGCCTTTACCGGCTATCGTCATGCCTAGAACCAACACATAAGTTAGCAAAAATGTGAACCCAAACATAAGCGCCAGATAGCGCTGGGCTATTTTAAATGGAGCGTAACTTTGAAGCAGCTGCGACTTCGCATCCGCCTTTGCCTTAATCTCTTCTTCAGTGGACGTGTGCATTGAATCGATCAAGTCTAACCCTTTCGAGATCACGTCACCTGAACCAAGCATTTTGCTAATAACACCTAACATTAGATTTCCTCAATCTTGATCTGATCTGATGGGATGCAGATCGAATCATAATTAACTTTCGGCTGCGGGGCAGTAGATAAAAAGAAATCTCTTGCCTCAAAGCAATCATTCATTGTGGGATACATTCCAATGGGTGAGACAATATATCTATTCGCCTCAAGGAAAATTGCAAATAATACCCATGTCATGGTTGGTCACCTCTGCTGCGACAGCCAATAAAAGATGTACCCTAGTATCCCGACGGCTGAGAGGATGCCAATGCCCAAAGTAACAAAAAGCACCCCATCAATAATTTGCTTTTTACGTTTAGCCTTTTTTGCCTTCTCTTCATGTTCTGCTGCCTTGCGGCTTTCTTTCATTTCTTTCTGGTAGGCAAGCCAGTCTTGGTACATACCTCCGCGCCCCTGCCACACCATCATTTCCTTCAGAGCTTTTTCTTGTTCTTTGAGCTGCTCTACAGCCATGAACGCTTGAAGGTCAGACTTGTATCCATGCTCGTGAGCTTTCTTTTGGATCTCCGCCTTGAGTCCAAAGTAATCTGCTAGCGCCTCGCCGGCTTCATAAAGCTCCTTGCCATTTGCGATTGCCTCCTTGATCACTCCAAAGGCAGCATTCGCAGCAGCAAGTTCAGCTATCATCAGGAAGCTTCCTGCCCAATAACTTCTGAACAGTTCGCGTTTCGTAAATTCTGATTGCAGTCCAGACTAATGTAAAAAGCGCTGCCATTGGAGGCAGGATTTCGCCCAGCGTCCCGACAACAGTGAATACGCTAACAGCGTCAACGACTTGCTTTGTACTCTCTGTTGCTAGGTTCTGGGCCATGGCATCTATCCTAACCAGTAAGTACGGCCAGCAGCGGCCGTGTCTTGCAATCCAGAAACATCCTTCCCGTTGTCTACCCAGTTAGAATCAAGAAGTTCCATTTCTAAATAGCGGACTAAGTTTCCGACTTGACTCTTCTTTTCTTCGTCAGGGGCATCGCGCATTC